AGAATCGGTCTTATTCCACACCCTGATGTTGAATTTCTATGCAAAGATAATAAAAAAAAACAATATACAATGGAAGAAAAGATTAACATAGCGGAGACACTAAAGAATAAGCCAGAGGGTACTAAGCTTTATGCTGATGCCTTTGGAGAACTTCGTATAGAAGATATATATATAAAAGATAAAGATGATAAAGATGAACTTGGTATTACTCTTTTAAGTAGCGTTGGAGATGAATTGATTTTCTATAATGACGGGAGATACACTACGCAAGGAGAGTCTATATTAGTACCTTCAAAGGAAATGCGTGACTGGGAGAAGTTTGCTTGGAAGAGGGGTGATGTGTTGGTAAATAGCAGAGGTTTAAAGATACTCTTCGATAGATGGGCAAATGACAACTATACTAGTTTCTATGCAAAGACAAGTAATTTGGTAGAAGATGGTTTTCTTGATACCAATTTACATACTTTAGCATCAGAAGAGGAGGCGAAATCTTTTATCAAATGTATTGAGGAAAAATTAGGTGGCAAACTCAATCGTGAGACCCTTGAAGTAGAGAAGGCTCAGCCTGAGTTCAAGGATGGGGATATAGTTCATGATGTGCATGGATATAACACATATATCATTAAAGAGTTTAGCAATAAACATATAAAGATTTATGCAGGTCTCTCTAAGCAATATGGGGCTATCTCCCATAAAATTGGTATATCAAGTATTTTTCATCTTCGCCTTGCCACAGAAGAAGAGAAGCAGCAACTCTTTTCAGCCCTAGCAAAGGAAGGCAAGGCTTGGGATGCTGAGAAGAAACAGATTGTTGATTTGGAGACAAAGGTTGATGAGCTGAAACCTTTTGATAAGGTACTTGTTAGAAATGATAAAGAAGACCAATGGTCTGCAAATATATTCAGCTATCAAGTTGGAGATATGTATTATTGTCTTGGAGAATGCTATTGGAGATACTGTATTCCTTACATCGGTAATGAATCATTGTTAGGTACAACTAAAGACGTGGAGGGTTAGGTATGATTAGAGACGAAGCAAAGATAATTGTAACACCAACTGGTTTATCACTTAAAGAAGCCTTGACTGAAGAAGTAGTTAAGGCACTCAATGAAGCTTCCAACTATATGAATTATGAAATCCCAGAAGTAAAGCTTGGTGGCAACCCTCCTAGCGGCAAGGAAAATCGCAGAACTAGAAGAATGTTAGAACTTAGAAAAAGAAAGGGTAGATTATGATAGGAGATAAAATAGAAGAAGTTGCACGACTTGACGATGAAGAATACTACGATAGTTTATCAGATAATGATAGATGCTACTTCGAGTATGGTTTTATACGTGGATATAATCGAGCTTTAAAGGGATTGCTTCACCCTGCTAGCGAAGTTCCACGTAACGACAACGGAAAGGTTCTTGCGTTCTCAAGAATATTCTGTAATAGAAAACTCTACGACATGAACGCTATGTGCGATAAGACTACTTGCAATACATATCAAGAAATGTGGGAAGAGCAAGTCTATATGTTCCAATTGTCTGATTGGATATTCGTAGATGAGTTGTTTGACTTAATTATCAAAGGAGGTGAGCAATGAAAGAGCTTAAAGATTTGGTTGCTGGTGATGATGTACTAGTTGTAGGTAGGTCTTGCAGACATATCGCAAAAATTGATAAAGTGACAAAGACTCAAATTGTTGTTAATAACGCTAGATTTAGAAGAGATTCGGGTTGGCAATGTGGTAGTGATAGATGGAATGTTACAAGAATATCTGTTCCTACAGAAAAGGATATATCAGATGTTAAAGAAGAGAATCTTCGTAGGACTCTCATCTACACTATCAGTTCTTTTGATTTCAAACGCTTATCAACAGATGAGTTAAAACAAGTGTACAATATTGTAAAAGGCAAAGAATGAAAGAGATTAAAGTTGGAGAAAGAGTAACTATTATTCTTGAAGCTGTTGAACATGACACTTGTGAAGGATGCTTCTTTAAAGGAGTGGCTGGCTATTGTGGCGCAGCTCCACTTGGATTGAAGTGTCTTCCTAAATATCGTTCAGATAAAAAGAATGTAATCTTTAAAGAAGTTAAGAAGTAATCGTATGAATGAGATAGAGAAAATATGTAAGGAAATCCAATGCCCACACTTTATTGTGTGGAATTTCGGATATGGTAATTGTATATCTTGTAAGTTGCAAGGGGAAAGCTACAATATAGAATCTGTAGCCGATGATTGTCCTTACAAGGATAAGTTTAATCATCGTAAAAAGTAAAGCGTATGGAACAGAAATATATTAATGGTGATATTGTTATGTATGATAACAGAATACATACAATTATGGATACGCTTGAACTAAATAATTATGAGCTATCTTATATAAGGCATCAAGTACATCAACTAGAATTGTCAGGAGTTCCTATTACTTCTGAAATTCTAGAGAAGAACGGATGGAAGAAAGAAGTGATGAGTAGAGGAGTAAAGAATAGTCATTGGGTATATACAAAACCCGATATTAAAGAATATGGATATTTTCCTATCTACATAGAAAAAGGTATCGGTGATGAGTTTGATGTATATCCGTTTACTGGCAACAATGTTTGTACACAAATTGCATACATTAAGTATGTTCATCAACTCCAGCACCTTCTCTTCGGTCTAGGGCTTAACTCAGAAATGTAGGTGTAGGTATGCTTATAAGCGAATTTATTCAACAGCTTCAAGACCTTTGTGATAATGAAGGCGATATGGAGATAGTGATAGTAACAGGTAACAACCGATTGGGTTCTATACCTCATGTTAAGAAATCACCGTTTTACGACCAATTTGAAATCACAAAGTATTAACCGCCTTCGGGCATAAATAGATAGAATATGAGTAAAAATGTAATCACATCGTACAAGGGATTCGACAAGAATATGCAATGCCGTGGATTCCAGTACGAAGTTGGAAAAGAGTATGAAATGGACGGAGAAATCACGTGTTGTAACCGAGGCTTCCATGCTTGCAAGTCTCCGATTGAAGTGTGGGACTACTACGATATGCTTAACTCTCGCTTTGCAGAAGTAGAGCAGTCCGGCAAGATAGACGAAGAAGAAAAGTCAACAAAGGTATGCTCTTCTCGCATCAAGATTAAGGCTGAGTTAAAGTTGGCTGGCATCATTAATATCGGTGTCGAGTGGCTGAAAGATATTACCTCCCCATCTAAAATTAAGGCAGATGGTGCGTTGAACGATAATGGAGACAGAAAGAAACAGATTGGTTCAAGCGGTTACTCTGCTCAGATTTGTTCAAGCGGTTACTCTGCTAAGATTTGTTCAAGCGGTTACTCTGCCCAGATTGGTTCAAGCGGTTGCTCTGCTAAGATTGGTTCAAGCGGTGACTCTGCCCAGATTGGTTCAAGCGGTTACTCTGCTAAGATTGGTTCAAGCGGTGACTCTGCTAAGATTGGTTCAAGCGGTGACTCTGCTAAGATTGGTTCAAGCGGTGACTCTGCTAAGATTGGTTCAAGCGGTGACTCTGCTCAGATTGGTTCAAGCGGTGACTCTGCTAAGATTTGTTCAAGCGGTTACTCTGCTAAGATTGGTTCAAGCGGTGACTCTGCTAAGATTGGTTCAAGCGGTGACTCTGCTAAGATTGGTTCAAGCGGTGACTCTGCTCAGATTGGTTCAAGCGGTTACTCTGCCCAGATTGGTTCAAGCGGTGACTCTGCTAAGATTGGTTCAAGCGGTGACTCTGCTAAGATTGGTTCAAGCGGTTGCTCTGCCCAGATTGGTTCAAGCGGTTACTCTGCCCAGATTGGTTCAAGCGGTGACTCTGCTCAGATTGGTTCAAGCGGTTACTCTGCTCAGATTGGTTCAAGCGGTTACTCTGCTCAGATTGGTTCAAGCGGTTACTCTGCCCAGATTGGTTCAAGCGGTGACTCTGCCCAGATTGGTTCAAGCGGTGACTCTGCTAAGATTGGTTCAAGCGGTGACTCTGCTAAGATTGATAGCACTGGAGAAGATTCCGTTATTATGTGCGCTGGCAATAGTTCCAGAGCCAAAGCAAAGGTAGGCTCATGGATAACGCTTGCAGAGTGGAAATGGAGCGATGAGAAAAATCATAATGTTCCAGTATGCGTTAAGACAGAGTACGTTGACGGAGAAAATGTCAAGGCAGATACTTGGTATCAACTTAAAAACGGAAAGTTTGTTGAAGTTGAGGAGTAACTAACCACCCTCTCCTTGGCAACAGGGAGAGGGTAAAAAGAAAGATATATGACTATGGATAAGAAGAAAGTAAAAGAGCTGATACAAGAAGCAAAACATTTAGCAATTTTACGCAAATATGAAAACAGACAGACATATTTGAATAATTGCATTTGTCGTTTGGAAGAAGCTTTGAAGGAACTCAACAAGCCAGACTGGGTATCTGTTGAGGATGAGTTGCCTCCTTATAACGAGAATGTGGAAGTTTGTAGCAAAGTAAAACCTACGGAAGTATGGACTGATTCAAGAGACAAATACATTAATGTAGGCAATAGCTTTAGATACAACAAGCTCTATGGTAATATTATCACTCATTGGAAACCTATTGAAAAGTTGGAGGAATAGTTATGGAAATTAATGAAAAAATAAATGAAATAATTCAACAAGCAAAAGAAGAAGGAGCTTATAAGGAAGATTTTGACGCATTTGAACAAGAGATATATGACCAAGGTTTTCGTAATGCAATTTCTTTTATGCTGTGGAATCCAAGCGAGCGAAGTTGTTCTAATTGTCAATATAAGAACAGTAGGCAGCTATGTGGGGAAGATTACTGTGGGACAAAATACTGGAGCCCAAAATTGGAGGAGTAAGTATGGGTATAGAAGATATAATTAACGAAAAGTGTGTAACCTTTGAGACTGAGGAGTCTATGGATAATATCCAATCTGCTGAGTACTTCAAGGAGAATATCCTACCAAATGAGGTAGAGATTACACACGATGATGGTAACTATTTTGAGGTTTCCGTTAATGGAAAATCATATAGTTGTGACGTATATGGCAATGGCGATTTTTATCACTCTATTGCCGAGTTTAAATTATTGGAGGAATAAGTTATGACAAGAGAAGAAGTTAAAAAGTTATTGCCTATCTTTAAGGCATTCAGTGAAGGCGAAACAATTCAACATCTAGACATAATAAATGACAAGTGGGAAGATGTTGATGAGTTCGTTTATCACGGAAGTGTAAAAAGCTATCGCATCAAGTCAGATAGTCAGCCCAAAGCAAAGTACCGTCCATTTGTAAACACAGAAGAATGTTGGCAGGAGATGTTAAAGCATCAGCCTTTTGGATGGGTGAAGAACAATAACCTCTATCGGAATATCTTAGAAACAAGCGATGGAGCTATTTTATTACCATCATTTCCTGGGGAGATGTTTGTGTTTTCTTTTAATAAGGCTAAGGAAAAATTCACCTTTGCTGATGGTACTCCTTTCGGTATAAAAGTGGAGGGATAGTTATGGCATGGGTAGCAAAGAATAAAGATGGCTCTGAAACAATTTATGAAGTCAAGCCATACAAACGCAACGATGAGTGGGTATCACGGAAAGATGGTTGGGAAAGACCCTATCAATACTTTAATATTCCACAAGGTAGTATCAAGAAGCTCATTGGAAGAGAATTATCTTTTAGCGATGAGCCAGTAGAATTGAAATAAAAAAGGAGGTGTCTCCAGTGAGCACCTCCCCGAAAGAGTTAAAACGTAAGCTTACGATTTACTTGTTGATAAAGAAGTGGAATGGTTTACCATGAGCGTACTCAATAGTACCATCCTTTCTGTGGCGAGACCAACAGAAAACTTCAGTACCACTCTCTTTCTTTTGCAAATTAGAATACATATGAGGCAACAACCTCCTTTCTGGCATTATACTCAGAAGCGGAATTGCTTTGAGCACCTTGTATGGAGCCGCCATACAAAGAAAAACCCCAGCACTGGACTGGGGAAAATGTCTTTCGAGCGGAGGGCTAGGAGACTTTTATTGTTGGCGATTTTGCCAAGAGGTTGTTTGCCTCGTTTCTAATTTGCGCTGCAAAGGTAGTGATTATTTTAATAACAATAACAACAACAAAGTTAATAAAGTAAAAACAATAGTCTATTTAGACTTTATATAAACATATAAATATGGAAATAAGAAATATCAAGTTCAAGGCAAAACGCCTGGATAATTCAGAGTGGGTGAAAGGCTACTTCTATAAGGAATGTGGCAATACTTACATCATCGAGGATAGGCAGAGTGAATCAATGCTTAATAGAAATGAGGCACACCTAGTTGACCCTTCCACCGTCTGCCAGTTCACAGGACTGAAAGACTGCAAAGGCAATGAGGTTTGGGAAGGTGATATAATAAAAAGTCCATATCTTGGAAATGTAGCCATAGTAGAATGGGATGATTCTTTATGTGGTTTTAAATGCGTAGATGATAGAAGACGTATTAATTATTCTCTTAAAGCTCTCGTTGAAAGTTCTGGGTGGTCTTTAATTGGAAATAAATTCGATAAGGAGAAGTAGCGTATGAAGAAACAAATAGTCTTAGACGAACAAGATATTAAAGAGTTCCACGAGGATGCGGAGCATCTACGTTGGCTATATAACAGAATGGTGTGTGAGTATGGTGAAAGCGTTAACTTTGATTACATGCACCGTTTTGCCAAGATATTCAATAAATTAAAGCAATTATAGCGTATGAAGATTAGATTAGCAAAGAAAATAATGAAGCATAAATGTACTTTCCTCGATTTAGAAGAGGAGTACAAAAAGAAAGGGTATAATGTCAAGTGGTTGCTTGCATGGGCATCTTACGATAAAAGAAAGATGTGTCGGAATGCCTTACCATTCGACCACCGCATCACCAAGGCGATAAGTTTAACAAGAAAGAAATAGTGGAGGAAAAGTAATATGGAAGCAGGACAATTATTAGTGCTATTGTTGTCGTTTTGCGCTTTAGCATTACATATCAAGAATCGTAGAAGAAAGGGGTAGTTATGAACAAAACAGATTTACATTCATCATTACTCTTCCTAATGCTTAAACTGGAAGAGGCAAAGAGCAACCCGATGCTAGACAAGAACTTTATTGCTGCATTGACGGAAGTGCTAAGATATTTCCGTGATAACGGAGAGTTGAAGGAAGCCTACGAGAGCAAAAAAGATTCGTTGGCAGACATGGCTAATAGTTCTTGGATGAAAGCACTAAAGGAATATGTTTCCTCAAAAAATCAGGAAGTCGGAGTTGATGCAGAGTTACCTGATATAGATGAACTTATTAAGAAACTCACTTCTGATGAGTTCATCGAAAAGAAAATCAAGGATATTCTTGGCGATCAGGCGAGTAAAGACGAATAGTTATGGAAAGATTAACTAAGGCTATGGATAAGTATTTGTCGGAAGCTATTGCTGAATGGGATAAGAAGAAGGCTGCCGGATCAGGTAGAAGAAAGGTCAGAAACTAAAATAAAAATAGTTATGAAAATAGAAATCACAAAAGTTACAGATTGGGAGCGAGTGGTGGATGCCGCTCGCTTCACACAGCGAAAAGAACCGCTAGGACATGAGCCTAGCGATGAGTTCAAGAAAAAGATGATTCTCAGCGAGCACTCGCCACTGAGATTGCTGGAGTTCGATATTAAGATGTATGGCATACCATACTGGGTGAGCAACCATTTTGTTCGCCACGTTCACGCTCAGCCATTCGTCTCAACCTCCCGACCGGATATTACTGGCTCCAAGGTATCTCGCCACGATATGCGTCAGGATGATTTGGTCAACTTGCAGCTATCCCTCAACGCTCAGGAGATTATTAATATCTCTAAATTGAGACTCTGCAATAAGGCATCCGAAGAAACAAGAGAGGTGTGGTATAAGGTACTTGATAAGCTGGCTTGCATCGAGCCTTTGCTTGCATCAGCTTGTGTTCCTCAATGTGTGTACAGAGGATTCTGCCCTGAACAAAAGTCATGTGGCGGAGACAAGAAAAAAATATTTTCTGTTACAAGAAAATACTACAAAAATCTAGAATTATACACAGCACACTAACAGACAATGAAAAATCCAAAATATACCGTAAACGAATATGTCGGTGGTCACTTCGAGTACATCACTCCCTGCCCATTCGGCATTCAAGGCAAGTACACCCACGAACTCCTGATGATAGGTAGCCTTGCTTGCCAGCGATGCGAGCACTTCCGAGGTATCAACAAAGAAGATGGTATCGTATCTTGTGGAATCGAATAGTAAAAAGAGTGCAGCCTATCTGCATTCATCTTAATAATTAATCAAATTTAATATATGAATACAAAGAAGATTTCAATTATTCAGCGCATCACAGAGCGCATCCTTGGCAAGAAGTTCTATATCGCAGTTATTGCCAACAAGGGAACCAGCAACTACTTCGTTAACTCTACCATCTATCGCTCAGAAGATGATGTTATCGCTTATCAGAAATACATCACCACTGACGAGAGAATGAAGGAGAGCTTCGATTTTGTATGCTACTACTCCTTCCGTTCCAAGTTCGACTTCCGCATTCCTCTTGGCGGCAAGCCATTATCTCTTGAAGAGGCAAAGGAACTTAGCAAGAAATAAGGTATGGGAAAGTTGATTGACCTGAAAGGAAAGCGGTTTGGCAGACTCTATGTCTGCTGCCGCTCCGGCAAATCCAGTAAGAATGGTGTTTATTGGATATGCAAGTGTGATTGTGGTAGAGGTGTTTCTGTTCTATCCTGCAATTTGCTCCGAGGAGTAACCCAGTCTTGCGGTTGTCTCAGATCAGAGAATGCCAAGCTTCGCCTTCGCCAGTACAACGAGAAGAAGGCAAAAGTAAACGGATAATAATCTTTTCTAACCAAAACTTCGTATATTTGCAAAATGATATTCAGTTATATTAAAGGCAAGTGCCGGAACATTCAAGGTTTCCTGCATCGAAAGAATTTCGTAGTGCTTGATGGTAGAGCCAATTCTGTTACTCTCTCGCAGGGCATCTACAACCATATTATGCAGATAGAGCGCACAGATAGCTCCATCTTCGTCTTCCGTATCTCCAGCAAAGGAACATACGGATTCTGCCTAAGAGAGGACTGGGAGGAACTTCGCAAGTCTCAGACTATCTTCTGTCCGCTCCAGTACAATCAGGAGCACAAGAAGATTGGTTTCCGAAGCGAACGTCCATCGGTTACAGCCATCCTTGATGATTACCATCTCCCACTCAACAAGATGGTGCGCCTGACCTGCATTCCTCGTAAGAACAGAAATGGCGAGACGTACTACGAGATCATACGTCCAAACTCATAACAATACAAATATGATTAAAGAAGTATTATTTCAAGGTCTTTCTCACTCACCTTCCGACCACGAAAGTCAGGAGGGTGAGTTGGGAACTTGCCTGAACCTCATCAACGAGGATGGAGCACTCCACCCTATCCACCAGCCAGTGGTGATTGACGAAAGCAAAAATATCACCCTGCCATTAACTTCCAGTATCAATCTGGTTCACAAGGTTACCCATGATGGTAAGACTCATTCTCATTATATCATCCGAGATAGTAGCAATGAGAAATGGTATTGGATAGAATCTAATGCTTCAAGCTCTAGCCTTAATGAATTTGTTTTCGGTAACGGATTTGTTGTCAACTCAGTATGTGCGATGGGAAATATCCTTTGCTTTGTTGGCTCCAATAGCACGAAGTATGCCTTTTGGCGCAATGGTTTTTATGTAGTGTTGAGTAGAGAAACTATGCAATACAACCTGACAATCACCAATACCTATACTCAGAAAGAAACGGTCAAGGCTGAGATTCCTGATGAGTTCTGGAGTTGCTTTGTGTACGATTCAAACGTCTCGGAAGATAAGCGAGTACTGGAGAAAACAAGTGCTACTGGAACTCGGAAGATGTTTACTGCTATTGATGCCATCGTCAACAAAAGACTTTCTGAGCAAGGAAATGAATACTTCAAAAGAAACGTGATAGGAGTAGCAGCCTTGCGATTATACGATGGATCATACATCAATATCTCAAACCTATTCGTTCTTCCCCACAACGAAGTACCAGCAGTACACGACAATGTTCTATCCAATAGAATCAACTGCTACATTAATGCCAATAAGATACAAGCTCCAAATGGTAAGACGGTAGTATCATCTATCACCTTCAACAAGTTCAACATCAATATATCTAACACCCAAGCGATGGAGGGAATAAAAGAACTTGTGCAGGGTATTGACATATTCCTTACCAATGGAGAAAGCTTTCTGCAACTGGATAAACAATATTCAGTTTCCCAATCTGGTTTTGATAACACTTGGGATGGTTACATCACTTTGGATAACTTAGAAGGCAAAGAGTTATATGATTACATAGGCAACCTTTCTTTCTTTCATTCCATATTTATTCCGTTTGAAGATTTCGGTCAGGCTGTTGCTCTAAAAAGACCGATCGGAACGGAAGAAACCTTATCGCTTGCAGAATTAAACAATCAGGACTTTGGTGGTGAAACATCCATCACGTACAACAACCGTCTGCATATTGCCGGAATCAAGAAGAATATCAATTCTTCTCTAGTAATGCAATGCACCAACAATTCAAGTATACAGAAATTCTGTATATTCGAGATTCAGACCAAAGACAATGGTACATATTATCTTCAAAGTTCTATAAGTACAGAAGCTTATATTGTTTCTGTACCATTCACGAATGTTGAATATATAACGGTTTATACCACCAGTAATAAATGGAAGTTGAAAACATATTCCCCTTCCTCTTTTGGTCTATCTTTATACGTATATAATAATAAGGGAAATCTGAATCAAGTGTTGATTAATGCAACTTCAATCACTTCTACAGAATGGGATGCCATCAATCAGAAGGCTGCTGATTTTGCCAAGAACTATAGTGATAGCAACAACAACTCTTCCCTCATCAAGGTCAGCGAAGCCGAGAATCCGATGGTGTTCCCTGCCAAGAACTCGGTTCAGGTTGGATCATCCATTATCAATGCACTAGCCGCCAATACCCGACCAATCAGCGAGGGTCAGTTTGGCGAAGCCCCTCTCTATGCCTTCACCGATGAAGGTGTATGGGTGTTAATGACCAATCAGGAAGGAACCTACGATGCCCGACAGCCAGCCAACAGAGATATTTGCTCCAACCCTAAGGGTATCTTGCAGATTGATGATGCCGTTCTGTTCCCTACGGAACGAGGAATCATGATGCAGCGAGGCAGGGATTCCGAGTGTATCACAGATGTGCTTGATGGTTATCCGTTTGTCTTCACCCAGATATTCAAAAACGACTATCAGAAAAAGCTGCTTACCCTTGGAGGCATTCCTGAATCTGATACTCAATATATCCGGTTCAGAACATTCCTGAAGAAGGCGAGCCTGATCTATGATTATTACGATAACCGCATCATCGTGTTCAGACCAGACTACACCTATGCGTATGTGTATTCCTTGAAGAGCAGGATGTGGGGAACGATGCACAACGTGTTCCGTTCCACCGTCAACTCCTACCCTGAGTCTTATGCCATCAATCAGAGCGGAAAGATTGTTGATGTATATGTCAAGGAGCCATCGGGAAACGTTTCCTATTTCTTCTGTACACGTCCGTTGACTCTCGGTCAGGAGAATATCCACAAGACGATGTTCAAGAGCATCATCCGTGGTTATTTCCGCAACGCTGCAAAAGGTAAGGTGGGTGTGGTGCTATATGGAAGCAACGACCTTTTCAACTGGTTCTACATCCATTCTTCCGTCAACCAGCTTCTGGCTGGTATGGCAGGATCACCTTACAAGTATTTCCGCTTTGCAGTAATGGGCAGTCTCAGCTACGATGAATCCATTCATAGCGTAGGAACTGAGTTTGTTGCCCGACTGCAAAACAAGCTTAGATAAGTTTTTCTTCATATACATTCATAATTTTAATATCAATAAGGGCAGCCGTCTGTGAAGATAGCTGCCCTTGCTTTTTCGTTAACCATAAGTCTAGAAAGGATGAAGCCTGATCCTCGCCCTTACCGCTGAGCGATTGCTTGCATTCTTTATTTTTTCCTTTTTCTCTTCCGCCAGTGCCCAGAATCTGTCTGCACCTTCGGGATAGACCACCATCAACCATTCGTATAATGCCTGATTGACGATATAGTCGTGAATATACACGGTCATGGTATGCACACTCGTAGAAGAGAATCCATTTGGCATTCTCAGAGCCAGATAGTAGGCTTCCTCCTCATTGGTAGGCGAACCGATGCACTCCTCCCACTCATTGGAATCAAAGCCGCTTCCCAGCATTTCCATCTTGGTGAATCGGTAGAGCACTTCCCTGCAATCCTCTATGGTGGAATCCAAGATTCTTGCCAGCTTATCCCGATTGCCATCCTCTGCCACATCATAGATGTTATGGATGAGGTGGGAATCTGCTACCCCACTCCTAATCGAATCCGCATAAGTATAAGCCGTATTTCTAATGTCGTAGATCAGCTCGCTCTTCTGCAGTTCTATCATCACCTTATGACCCTTGTTGCAAGTCTTCATGCTGCACCTCCCCTCTATGCGCTAGGAGCTGTCCGGCTAGGTCGCTCACGTCTGTTGAACGTTTCGTGCAAGTTTCTCAATGACTCAACCGCCAACTCGCTATACACCTTCGCTTCATTAGGATTGGTAATGGTGAACCAATCCATCAGTGCCTTGTTGATGATATAGTCGTGGATGGAACTGGTCAGCGCATCCTTCAAGCCCAGCGAGTAATTGGATGGAAGCGAAAGCTTGATGATGATATTGTCGGTATCACTGATCAGCTTGTTGGATGCCGTAGTGCCGGAACCCTTCTCAATAGCTTCACTCAACTCTACCAGCAACTGGCTATAGGCATTCTGAATGCTTCGCAATGCCTGATTCTTATCTTCATCATCATCGCTAGCCTGAATATTGCTGGCAGCCTCAGCATCCATATCCGCAGCTCTTCGGCTCCGTCCTGTCAGGAACGCTTTGTTCTGGAAGTCGTAGATGAGTTCACTCATATACAACGTGATAGTTAAATTCTTTCTTGGCATACTTCTATATTTTATATTTTAGTTCGTGTTGGCTTGGTCTTGTTGAACACCTTATCCTTGATGTCGAGCAGCAGAGCAGCCGCATTATCGGCATACTCCTTCACCTTGTCGTTAGCCGTAATCTCGCACCATTTGGCAACGATGCTGTTCACGATGAACGAGGTGGCGGATGAAGTGATGGAGCCGCTCATATTGGTATCGAACCGGCTAGGCATACTCAGAGTCCAGTTGATGTTGCCATCGGTAGAAGAGCCGATGGTCGGCATGAATCTTTTCAGGAGATTGAGCAGCGCATCCTTCGACTCGTTATAGAATCGCTCTATCATCGCCAAGTCGGCATCCGTAACGAATATCTGGTCGAAGGCAGACTTGCCATCATCCAGCTTATTCTTTGCACCCAGATAGGCGGTAGTCTTCGCCACCTCCTCATAGATGCTACTTTTTGTGATTGAAATTGATAAATTTGCCATTCTTATGTTTCCTATAGATGATTAAACCTAAAATGATGAGCAGGGCGCACATCGCTCCCATCGACCACATCGCATACTTCAACTGAAACTGCTCCCACTTGGAGAGCTGCTTCTCTACTGGATAGGGTACTGGGATGGAGTCTCTTCGGATGAAGGAATCCACCCTTACCTTATACTGGGTCTTCATAACCACCTTCTTATGCCATCGGTCAACGAAAAGGGTATCTCCCTTCTGTGAACTTGATACCGAATCATGCACGAAAATGCTGTCAGAAGTATGCAGGGTATCGCATTTTACTACGTCACGATATACGAATTTCTCCGTCGGGACGTAGGAAGTCTTACATCCCGACATAATAAATGCCACCAGCAGCATAGCTAAAATGTAGATCAGCAACTGCCATACATCTGAATCATACCACTTCTTCATAAGCCTATACTTTTAATGCAGCCTTAGCTCTCTTCAAGAATGTTCGTCTGTGCTCCAAGCCGTATGTGCCGCCATTGATGGTCTTGGTGATTGCTAGGAAGCTATCACTATCAGCCAGCTCATTCAAGCCGTGCTTCCACCACCACCACATCGCACTCTTGGTTGCGCCCAATGGCTGCTCCAGCAGTTCGGGATGCTCCATGATGTCACCTCGGCAGTACTTGCTCTTCTGGTAAGCCTGATAGTTGGCTCTACCCGTAATCTGAATCAATCCCCTACCCCGATACTTGTAGCCATCGCCATCTTTCAGGTTGCCTAGTATATTCTTCAACTTGCCTTCATCATACTTGTGGAAGTAAGCCTTATTGCCCACCTCTTTGGTATATCTTAGCTCGCTCGTTTCGTGGGCTATCTGAGCCAAGAAATGTGCCATTCGCTTCGGTGTATCAATATGGAAAACCTCGGCATAGCCGTTGATGTAAGGCAGGAAAGCATCCACCTTATCCTTGGCATTCGGCATGATCTCTAAAATCTGTTCTCTTGTTACCTTCATAGTTACTTGCCCTCCTTTACTTGTTTCAGCATATTTGCGAGTTCGTCCTTCACCTTACTCTCAAAGTTGCCCAGTTTGGTCTTGAAATAAATGTTCACTCCGAAGATTGCCCCAGAGTAAACCAAAGTCTGACTGACGTACCAGAGTACACCATCAGACACCACATAATTGTTGAGAAAGAATGATAGGAAGGTGAGGACAACACCACTCACTAACATTCCAATAGCTGCACCATATTGCAATCCTTCACGCACGTTTGGAGTCATATCTTATCTTTATATATTATTAATAATATGCAAAGATAAGATATGTTCCCGTAACTATTATCTTATCCGTTAATGTTGTGCCAAATCTTACTTGTAGGATGCAAGCAGTCAGGGTCTTGAAGGTATTCGATAGCCATCATCACCACCATTTCCTTCAATTCTTCCTCATCCTTGCTATATTGTTTCAGTAGCTTATGATGGTCGCTTCTGAGCAGATTCATCGTAACCGCCAAGTCAAAGATGTTGTAGTCGGAAATATCATCCTTATGCTGGTCAAAGGCTTTCTTTATCTCTTCGTCCGTAAAGAAAGGAGCCATGTGCTTGGTTCCATCCTCATCCTCGTACCACATCTTCTTGATAGCATCATCAGCAAAGTGCTTGTCAAAATGCCCTTCGCTTAATACACCATACACCATCGCACAAAGATGATGTACCTCTACATCGCTCAACTTATATGAGAGATACTTACCCATAGCCTTGGCTATACTCAACATCTGTTCAGGAGTCATATCCTGCTGATACTTATCAACGAAATCTACAAAATCCATAATATATAAAAATTAAGAGTTTATGATGCTGCAAAGATACATATATCTTGCGCTGAGCACCATAAACTCCCAAAGATTTCTGTAGCCATCTGAATATCAGAAGAATACAGTTACGATAAAACACCTCCTTTCTTTATTCGTCCTTGAATTTAGTTCTCTTCTCACCACCCCTCGACCAGATGTCGTTCTTCTTGCGCTTCGCCACCTTGCCGAGTACGTCATTCTCGTAAAGGTCGGGATTGTCTTCCCTGCCTTGGGTCTCCGTAGCAATACCCTTGTTGGAATTGCTACCTTGGCTGGCATCAGGTTTCCCATTGCCATACCATTTCTGATTATTCTCCTTGTCTGCTATCATATCTTAACACTAAACATTAATATAACTAATCACTATGCCGAAAGCGGTGCATACTGCTCACTAGGCTGCACACCCTGACCGCTCATCATCTGCTGCAGCATCGCCTGAGCCTTCGGATTGCTCTGGGATGCCTGATCCACTTGCGCTTGCAGTTGAGGAGAGAATCCTTGTGGAGTCTCGCCATTCTTGATAGCCTCCTGCTGGGATGATACCGACTGCAGAAGTTCGTCACCGAATGGGAAATCACCTACCTGCAACAACTGCTCCAAGGTGATAGCCTGAGCTTGCCACAACTGCATCAGGAAGTCGTTTGCCATCTGACGATATACAGGAGTAGCCGTACTCTCGGTGATATTGATGTCAAACTCTACATCACGAATCTTCTTAGGATCATAGCGCACAATCTGTCCTACCCTGCCCACGATGTTGAAGTTGCGTGCCACATCATAGAACTGCTGCATATTCTTCACCGTCTTGTAAGCACCATCAATGATAAACTGGCTGAAGCTCTCCAAGATGTCAAGCAGCGACATGGTGGCATTCTGTGTCTGCTGGGCATAGAGTGAACCACTCGTACCCGATACTCCTGGTTTACCCTGCAGCGCACCATTCACACCCGATATATCCTCGAAAAACTTCAACTGATAATTGAGCAAGTCTCCGATACCGATGTTCGTTGAGTTGTTGGCTACTTGCTGAGGAACCTGACCACTCTTGTTCGGCTTGTATCTTACCACTCCGTTGAATCTACTCCACTCGTCACAGAAATCATCCCAGCTCATATCATCCGGCAGACAATCCTCAGGACAGAGCAGCACACCCTTGGCACTCGCCCTCATAATGAAGTCGTACATCGTGATCAGTCTGTTCACATATCTCTGCTGGTCAATCACATCTTCCACGAAGCTATGAATCTCGCCATCAATAAACGGATAGAACTTGAAGCAATATGGATGCTCACCATGGGCATAAGGAGTCTCGCCCTCTCTCAGAATGTCACCGAAAGGAGAAAGATAATAGAAATGCCAGTAATCATCCATAAACCACTCGGCTTCAATCAGCGGAATATCCTCTTCCAGCATACCAGCAGCCATACCTCGCCTGATTCTGTCTCTGTTCTCTGCATCTACAATATCAGCCTTATCCTCAATATCAATCTTGAAATCGTCACCATTGTTATAGTCGTGGCAGCGATAGCGTGGCTTACTCTCCTTGCGCCATACCTCAATCACTCGGCAGAGTGAAGGATTGGCAGGATTCATGAAGTCGATGGTCTTCGGATCAAACTCTCCGAAACGCTGGGTGCAGTCGGCTATCACGAAGTCTCGGTCAGCAGCCAGTCGGTAAATCTCCTTCAACTTCCTTGCTTCGGCAGGAGTCTTGGCAAATTCTCTCAGTACATTGCCGATTGTAATGTCGTGAACCTCGCCCAAGCAACTAACATCCCAGCCACGGAAATCCCTCATATTGTTATCTATAAAGAAATTGTTAGGATTCACATAGTCTGTCCAGCAATCCAACCTTCCCCTTCGCCATCCATACTTCTTCTTGTAGATAGCCGCACCACTGATCAGGAACTCCTCCATCGTTCGGGCATCCATTTCCGTCTCTCGGTTCAGTTGTCGGTTGCATTGCAGCACAACACTCATCGTTTCGCCATACCGCTTTTCATCCTTATCCCTCGCATTGCAGGTAGGTTCCTTACTCTGTGAGCGATACACACCCAGCACATTCTTCACCAGCCTTCGGATCAGGTTGTTCTTGAGCGGCTCACTACCCTGCTCACGGATATAGTCTTCCTCTTTGATACGCTTGGTAAAGCCGCACCGATTCTCGATTTCAATGAGGTCTCCCCACTGGTCTCCATAGCAGTACCGCTTGTTTCTCTCCCTACGCTTTCGGAAGTTATCCATGTTGTTATAGTATCGTTGTGCTTCCAGCAGGATGGAGAAGGCACGCTCGTATGGCTTGTCGAATCGGTTTTTAGAAGCTTTTACGCTATCCAGTTCCTCTCTGTCCACCACCTTGCTCAGCGACAACAACTTTGCTTTTTCTTTCTTCTTTGCCATGATTACGATGTTGTTGGTTCAACAATATGTGCCAGTTTTCTGGCTACACCCAATAACCCAGCCGCAGTATCGGTATCTCCCATACTCACGCAAGTGAGATAACCAGCCATATAGAGGATAGCATCTTTCAGGTTGCTCTGTAGATTGATATACCCTGCACCACTGCTTTCCGTGATGATTTCCGGCTGAGCCACATAGGTGAAATCAACCGTCACGCTATTCGATTTGCTCGTATATAGCTCTAGGTATCTACCGCCCTTGGTATGGATGATAGCCGCAATAGGTCGGTCAGGATTGCCCCTCACTCCATATTTGCAGCCCTGATACTTGTAGGCTTCATCATTCTCGGTGATGATTTCGGCATTGCGGTTCCAGTCGCTGGCTCTCACACTGAGCAGCCTGATCATATCGGCTGGCATATAGACCGTGCCGACATAAGCATTGTTCTTCGATGCCCAAGATACGCTGATGTTGTCTAGCTTGATTCCATCCACCATATCAACTGGCGCATCGGAAAGAATGATACTTGCTGCATCTACGATTTTACTCTTGATAAGTTCTGCCTGAGAGAGCGTATCAGTATCATCGGGAGTCAGCAAGCCGGAAGACTCTTGGTTTCTGTCCAAGAGCACCTTCACTTCTTTCACCAAATCAGATACAGCATACTTCTTCATTATTCAAGTCCTTCTAGTTCAACACCCTTTTCCTTGGCAATAGACAAGATGTCCTCCTTGGTCTTCAACTTCGAGCGGCTCACACCGAAGGTCTCAGCCAGATAGTCTCTGGCATCCTCAAAGTCTGTCACGATATGGGTCTTCTTCTCCTCAGCAGCCTTCTTCTTGGTCTTGGCAACCGCTCTCTTCTTGGCTTCGGCAGCTTCCTTCTTCTCGTCAACGGCTTCCACCAAGAAGAACTTGTCATTGAACCAATAATGAGACTCGATAGCCTTCTGCAACTTCTCGTCTCTTGTGTTATAGATACTGCAACCCATAGTCTTACCATCGAAGACAACTCTCACTCGTTCGTTACCAACCATAACGCTGAACGACAAATCCGTACCAGCTTGATATTTCTTATACATGATTATACCTTATTATATATGTGTTATGAAAAAAGGGATGGGGCTAGTGCCCACACCCCTCTCTATTTAATGAATAATTTGCCGAATTTGCCCTGCATTAAGCAGCAGCCTTGGTCTCTTCTGTCTCAGACGTACCCTCTGCATCAGGAACCTTGGCAAGTCGCATACGAGCGTGTGCCTTAGGGTACTTCAAGTACAGACAAGCAACCTCCTGAATAACTACTGCATCGGTGTTACGGATTCCAGCCTTCTTCAAGTCGAGAACGTTACGAGTCCAAGACAAGTGTACTCTCTTCACCAAGAACTCAGGATCAAGAGCGAAGCCGCAGTCACTCATACCGAAGAGGTCGAACAACTCTGAATGAATCATCAATACCTCACCGAAGTCTGTCTCCCAACTCTTGAACTTCAAATTCCATACCTCAACGGTGTCCTTCAAGCGGAACTTGTCAGAATCAATCTTACTGAATGCACGGACGAAGTCTGAGCCAGCAATAACCACCTTGCGCTTGTTGCCGATACCAGTACCGACAAACATATCCTTGGAAATATCTACCAGCTCCAAGTCTGTAATAACTCGCTCATTCTTGGTGTAGCCCTTCTTGATCTCATCGGCTGTAGCAATATGACCTACCTCAATATCCTTGCCAGCCATCCACCAGATACCCTTGGTAAACCACTGAGCTGAGTTGTTCTTGGTAGTATGCTTGATGCAAGCCATATCACCGAAGAGATAAGAACCCTCCATGGCAAGTCTCATATCATAGATGCTATCCTCCTCAATGTCTGAGAAATCCCAATCCACTCGCTTGTCAGCAATCTTATCGAAGGTACTCTGCTCAACCTGAATCATGAAGTTCTGGCAGTACTGAATATCAGAATCAGGAAGGTTGTTGAAACGACCAGTCTGTACATCCAGCTCACCGCAGCTCTTAGCCATACGAATCAACTTCTGACCCTGCTTCAAGGCAGGAACACCGATAGACTGCTTGCTGACCATGTTACCATTAATGGCATACACGATAGGAAAGCCTTCTGTGTCCTTACCGCACACACAGAGCACCAAATCAGGAGTAGGAGCATCAGTAATGGTTGAATAAGCGACACCCTTATAGTTAGTGACAGCCTTCACACCAACCACTCGGATGGTATCATCAAGCGTGAACATTTCAGGGTCTTCTACCTTCAAGACCATAGATGTACCAGTACTTGCCTCAGTATTCTCTTTTACTGTGGTTCGGATAGGACGAGTACCGATACTCCAATACTCAACAACAAAGGAGCTTGCCGACTTGGTTGTGGCATAACGGGAAATCTGATCCACTGGTGTTGCCATCGGGCGAATCTTGATAATCTTCTCGTTGATGTCATTGTTGTAATACTCAATACCCTTCTCGTTAAAGTGCTCACGACCCTTGGTCTCCGTCTTGATACCATCATCCTGACGAGCCGCACCACCATTGCCAGCTTCACCAGCAGCAGAAGCACCGCCAGCTTCCGCAGGGTGACCACTCTCAGAAGTACCGCCATCAGGAAGAGTAGCCTCAGCCATCAGCACCTGACCATTGACACCAAAAATAACTGCCATCACCATAATGAAAATGGAGAACAGTCGATTAAATGTACTTTTTGTTACTTTCATTATCCTAAATATTAATTAAACATTATATAAATCTAACTCTATCTTATCGGATTCGTGTTCGCTTCTCGTTTCCACGCTCCCAGATGTTTCCTCTTCGTGTAACCCTGCCAAGCGCACCAAGTTCCGGCTGGTTGTCGGTCTTCTTGGTCTCGGCATTCGCTGAGTCAAGGTCTGCAGTACCATCGCCCTTCTTGCGCAGCTCCAAGTTCTTCATGTGCTTGGTGTTCTTGCCACGCACCTCACCTTCGTGAGCAGCATCAGCTACATCGGTATCGTGATTCTTTGCCTTGATGAAAGCGGTAATCATATCCTCGGTGAAGATACCTTTCACCACATTGTTCATCGTCTGAAAGCACTGGTCAATAGCTTCATTCACCGCTTCCTCGCCATACTTCTCCTCCAGCTTGTCGAAGACCGCATAGCTGGCTGGCATATTCTTGTCGTACTCCTCCTGCAATTTCTTGCCATCAGACGCATTCTTCAAGAACTCAGACTGAGCATGGGCAATCTCGTCAGCATTATCAGGATCAGAGTAGTAGTCGATAGCATCCTCCCCGTGGGTACGAATCAATTCTGCATAAGGGCTCTTGCCAGCCTTCATCGCTTGCAGGAAGGTAGCTGCAGCAGGGTCACTTCCCATCCAGTCAGCCATCGCCTTCTCGTTATCCTTGTAACCTTGCAAAGACTTCTGGTCGGCATCATAATCATCATTGATAGCACCATAGATAGCTTCATCATCCGCATACTCGGTATCGGGGTGACGAGTCTTCAAACGCTCCAAAGCCAAGTCTCTCTTGGTCTTCGTAGCTTGCTGTGCAGCAGCACCAGCATTCTGTTCCGTATTTGTATTATCAGGCATATATATATGTATTAATTTATAAATCAATGCCCAAAAGTAATGCTTTTCCGCCTATAATTAATCTTATCCGTTAACTTTAATTAATCGTATATGAATAATTTGGTTGTTTCAATACTTTTTTGTAACTTTGCATCATAATAGAATGAAACATAAAGGATCACGATGTGACTTTACACAAGAGCGAAACGCTGACATATTGAGGGCTTACAAGGAAATCATATCAGTAAGAGACAATATCAGCCTCTTGGAGATTGAGCAGAGATTACTGCAATCTTCAAGCAAGCGTTTTTGGGTCTCGGATATCAGGGCTTACAATGTTATTCTGACAATGATCAAAGGGAAATCCTTGAATAACATGAACCCTACCAAGAGAGAAATGTTTCAGGAAATATACCGCAGATATATTGATTATACCAAGCAGCATCCTTCTGTCACCAAGTTGGATGCTATTAGTTACGTGTGCAATCAGGAGGCTCCCAGTTTTTATCTTTCTCCGAAATCCATACACGTGATTCTTCATAAGGTGAGAAAGGAGGAGAAGGAAAGATGTTACGAACTAAGAAAGGAAAGATTGCGATTTATGCTGGGTACATTATAATAATGTGTATCACATTCCTTGGATATGATGGGATGGGTCTCTACGAATGTTGCTCTATGCTGAACCGACTTACCTATCCGTTCTTCCATCAGAACGTCTTCCATGCTGCCATCAACCTTTGGGTGCTGCATCAATGCCTGAAATCCAGACCTTGCGGTATCGTAGATATGGTGGTATTCTATCTCATAGCCGTAAGCTATTACCCCAGTTCTAGCGTACCCATCATCGGTCTCAGCGGTATCGTATATGCCTATATGGGATATATCGCCCCATTCGTAGAGAAGAAGGTGAGATACAACATCATCATTCTCTCGTATATATGTGTAGGATTTTTCATTCCTTGCATGGCAGTGGGCATCCACATCTATTGCTATGTAGTCGGTCTGTTGTGGGGGTATCTTAATTCTCCGATATGCCAAGACAAGTAGCCATAAGAACCAAGCTGACTGATGCACTAGACAAACATGTATTGAGCATCCTGACAGAGAATGAGAAGCGCATCAAGGAAATCAACACTCCTTTCAGCCCGATCAAGGGTGAAGGTTGTGGAGATAAGCGATTCCTGCTCTTCCTGCCTGACTTCCCGATTCAGAAGCAGCACCTCCCGATGAGCATGAAGAAGATTCCGCTCATCAAAATGCTGCTGGAACTGGGTAGCTGCAAGGCGGTGATTGAAGAACTGCATGAGGATATGGATGAACCATACAACCTTGAAGAGGAAATGGAACAACTGGTGGAGCAGTTCACCCGAATCAGGATGAAGCACGACCCCTTCTTCTTCTTCGCCATGTTCATCTATATCAAACCGAAAGGTGGAGGTCTCCCCTTCCGTTTTGTGCTGAGAAGACCGCAGCGCAGACTGCTCAGGTGGCTGGAGGAGAGAAGAAAGAAGAACCGCCCTATCCGACTCATCCTCTTGAAGGCTCGACAATGGGGAGGTTCAACGGTTATTCAGATGTATATGCTCTGGATGCAATTAATGTGGGAAAAGGGTCTCAACTCGCTGATTGTTGCTCAGGTCAAGGACACCGCAGAAACCATCCGAGGAATGTTTGAAGAAGCCTTGAAAAACTTCCCTACCAAATTCCTCTATGAAATGGGTGAAGCCTATTCTGAGAACGAACCTAAGTTTGTGGGTGTGGGTACATCCGGCAACGTGAAGAAGGTTCCTCAGCGTTTCTGCAAGATCAAGGTGGGTTCTATGGAACGACCACTATCAGCCAATGGTGAAGACTACAACTTGGTTCATCTTTCCGAGGTGGGTCTGTGGAAAAAGACAGATGGCAAATCTCCTGAGGAAGTGGTACAAAATGCCACCAATGGTATCTTGTATAGACCATATACGATGATTGCCTACGAGTCCACCGCCAATGGTACTGGCAACTTCTTCCACAAGGAATGGATTGCAGCTAAAAAGGGTGAATCCCAGTTCGAGCCGTTCTTTGTTCCTTGGTTCGAGATATACGATATGTATCATCTTGATTTTGAAACCAAGAAGCAGAAGGTGGAGTTTGCCAAATGGTTATACGAGAATAGGAACAACAGCAACACGATGTCCGACCGAGAGGAGCCGGGCACATACCTTTGGAAGTTGTGGACTCTGGGTGCTCCACTGGAAGCCATCAACTGGTATATGGCTGAGCGAAAGAAGTTCACCGACCACGCTGATATGGCTGCTGGCTACCCTACCGATGATATTGAAGCCTTCAAGCACTCAGGAGCCAAGGTATTCGCTGAGGATAAGGTTGACAAGTTCAGAAAAGGATGCCGAGCACCTAAGTTCATCGGTGATGTATATGGTGACGGTTACAAGGGCAAGAAGTGTATGCAGAATGTCCGCTTCTGTGAAGACAAGCAGGGGCAGCTATGGATATGGAGCAAGCCGGAATACTTTGACGATTGCAAGGTAACCAACCGCTATCTGGTGGTTGTGGATATTGGTGGACGTAGCAAGAATGCCGACTGGTCTGTTATCTGTGTCTTCGACAGATACTGGATGATGGAAGGTGGCAAGCCATATGTGGTAGCCCAATGGTATGGGCATATTGATATGGACTTGCTGGCTTGGAAAGCAGCACAGATAGCCAAGTTCTATGATAATGCCCTCTTGGTGATTGAATCCAACACCTTGGAGACGAAAGACAAGGAGCATATTTTGGAAGGTGGTGATCAGTCTGAGTTCATCCTGAATCAAATCAAGGACGTTTATGACAATCTCTATGCACGCAAGCAGAGTGAGTCAGACATCAAGAATAAGGTTCCAGTGAAGTATGGATTCCACACCAATGTGGCAACCAAGCCGATGGTTATCTCAGTACTGGTTCAGGTGATCCGTGAACATCTCTATGTAGAACGAGACGATAGATGCCTAGATGAGTATCTCACCTACGAGAAGAACGGAACCGTATATGAAGCAGCAGACGGAAAGCACGATGACCTCCTGATGACAAGAGCCATTGGACTCCATATCTGCTTCAATGAAATGGAAATGCCGAAGATGGTTATGTATCAGACTAGAGTAATGAGAAAAAAGGTTTCTGTTTCGGCAGCAACCATCATATAGTTTCAATTTTAATAATTACGATTATGAAGATTACTAAGATTTTCAAGCGCATCAAATGCGAGATTATGTACCGCCAAGCTACGGCTAAGGCAGACTATGCAGCCAAGAAGAACAAGGGTGAAATCTACTTTGTCCTACCTACGGAGAAGGGCAACCTGATGATTATGAACCGCCCCCTCTTCGAGGCTTTCAAGAAGACAAAACTGGTAGATAAGGATATGAAGTCAAGAGACCTCTTCCGTGATTGTGTCTATCATACCAACTGCAAGAGCGAGAGAGGAAAGCGCAGCCGCAAGCGCAAGTTCCTCAGATGGAAGGGCTTGATTTAATGCCCAAAAGTTAATGGATAAGAGATAGGTAGAGAAAATTCTACCTATCTTTGCGCTATTATTAATAATGTGTATCAAAATATGATTTATAAAATTGTGCAAGGAAATAGCTTCAAGCTTCACGTCTTGGTGCGGAAGATGGACGTATCGAAGGAGTTTCAGAGACTCATCGACTTCGATATGAATCTGGCTACCGACATCAGTGTGGAACTGCATGGCTGTTTCTGTGATACGGTTTCCGTTCCCATTCAAGTTGCAGGAATCCAAGGAAACATCCTGATTTGCGACATTCCACCAACTCTTGAACTCGGAAACTACAACATCAAGGTTTCGTGGAAATATGAAGGCAGCGAAATGGTCAGCATCGAGCGCAACCTTCTGAGAATTGTAGATCATAATTCACAGAGCAATATTCCAGTGGGTATTGTTGAAGGCGAGCATACAGGATTGTTTGACCTTCGCTATTACATCGTCACAGATAACCAGTCAACTTGCCCAATCTCCTTTATCGTTCACAATGCCAAATTCAGCTACACCATCAATGGTGAAACGCAACTGGTGGAGAATCAGGAGAACTTCATGCTGAATGGTGCTATCAGCAACGGAAAGAAGCTGGAAGCAGAAATCATTCCTATTCAGGGATTCAGCATCGGTATGGTCAAGGTGTTGATGAATGGCAAGGATGTGACCGAGGAGTATTACAATAGCGACACCCACAAGATTATCATCCCAGCCGTATCAGGTTACGTAACCATCACCGCAAGCGGAACCGTCAATGCAAGCTACTATGGCGCATCTGCTGCCAAGGATATGAGCAAGCTGAATATGGAAGACCTCACCCTGCTGGAAGATACGCTTGTTGGCAAGACTCTCACCATCGAAACGACAGACGAGAAACCATACATCTGGTTTGTCAGCCGCCAGCCGCTCACCTTCAATCAGTGTGGTTTTGAAGCTTCCCTGAACACCACCAAGCTGGGTGACCTCTACTATTATTGGTCAGACGAACTGGTAGCTGGTGATGATAACGAATATCAAATTAAACTTAAAGAATAATATGGCAGAAAAGAAAAAGTACAATAGCATCCTGATCAGTGGGCGCAAAGACGAGACTCTGACATATTCTAGGTACATCAAGGACGAGGAGTCGGGAGAATCCGTAAAGGAAACACTCGACAAAAAGGTCAATGTATCGGATGAGTTGGAGACTCAGCAGATCAAGAATGGTGCTATCACCAACGAAAAGCTTGCTGCTGATTCTGTAGGAAATGGCAACATCCAAGATGGTTCTGTCAGCAACGAGAAACTGGAAGATGGAAGTGTCACCAATGAGAAGTTGGCGGTGAACTCCATAACCAAAGACAAATTGAAAGACAACACCATCGGTGTAGAGAAGTTAGACCCAGAGCTTCGTCAGACTATTAGTGCTGCTACTGGTCTTCCTGAGAATTTGGTAGGAACCATTCAGAACGTAGATGATACGCTGAAAGACCATCAGAGCCAGTTGAACGACAAACAGTCTCAGCTTGATGATAAGCAGAGACAAATCACCGCCAACGATGAAGACATTTCATTATTGCAGACTCGCAGTACTCAGATGGAAGAAACCATCAAGGGTATTGCTGCTACTGGCGGTGCAAGTCAGGCTACTGCCGTTACTTATAATAATGAGAAGTCTGGTTTGGATGCAGTCAACATTCAGGCAGCTATTGACGAAATCATCAGCAACCTTGGTCACTACGAAACTAATGAGGAATGGTTGCGAGCATACACAGATTCAGAAGGCAAGTTTCTTTGGGGAATCCGTATAGATGGAAGTATCGACTGGTCTGTAGGTATTCCTGCCCCAATCAGAACCAAGTTAGAAGAAATCATCACCCAGTGCCGACAGGATAAGACGGACTTGTTGGAGTCAATCAATACCCTCAATGGCATTTTGGATAAGACAACTATCAAGGATGAGGAAGGTGATGTGCAAGATACTCCATTCAGGGTTATTGAGAATGAGGAGTTCATCAAGGCAGTAGTAGATTCTGAGGATAGAGTACTCTTTGGTTTCTACAGAGCAACTGGCAAGCCTTATTATCCTCAGAATGATATGTACCACATTTCTCAAAGCGAAGAGTTCCTTTGGGTTATTCTCGATGCTGCAAATCATCCTCTTCTTGGTATTCAACAAGATGGTACTTGTTGGGCAGTAAAGGCTCAATGGCTTGATGATATTAAGGCTATCAAGGAAGCTCTTTCAAGTATTGATGAAACCCTCAAAACCTTCCAGCCAAAGGAAGATGGTAAGGGATTGATAAACCTTGATGTTGCTGACAGCTTCTTCTATTGTATATTGTTTTTTTTTATTATCTTTGCATAGAAATTCAACATCAGGGTGTGGAATAAGACCGATTCTTCATTAGCTTTGCAAGCCGTGAAATA